GAAAGCCAAGTTTTGACAAACTATCAAGATAGAGTGATTATAACCTATAAAATAACATTGGTTCAAGAGAAATTAGAAGAATTAAAGGGAGCAAAAAACGCAGAAGAAACAGCAGAAAAAAGATGCTGGGAAATAGAAAATCTTTTAAGGGGATTAGAAATTGATAATGTTTTAAGGATTGTACCAGTAGAAACAATTAAAACATACGACAGCAATTCAACAAGAATTATATTAGAATTTAACATAAAGGTCGAGTTGGTAGTAGATATTTAATATTTATTACCAAATTATTATAAATTAAAATTATAAATTAAAAATTAAAAAATATGAGAATAGGAAGAATTAAAAAAATAGCAATTGGATTAGAAAAAGAGCCAGGAGTAGCAGTATCTCCTACTCATTCTATTCCTTTTTTAAGTTTTTCTTTACAGGAAAAACATACTCCTATTGCTGATAATACAGCAAGAGGAATGAGAAATCTTGAAGGAAGTGATTCTGTTGAAGGCAAGAAATGGGGAGAAGGTTCAATTGAAGTTCCGTTAGACCCTGATACCGCTCCTTATTGGTTTGCGTTAGCGTTAGGTAAAATAACAAGCGAAAGCACAACCGGTGGATTTTATAAACATACAATTGAGGAAACAAAAACAAGCCAGCCATTGACAGCAACGATCGAAACAGAAAGAGAGGTTGGGAATTATAGATTTTTAAACTCTGTTGTCGATAAATTAGAATTAAATTTTGCTGACGATATCGCAAAATTAAGCATAGATGTTAAATCAAAATATCCTGTTAGCGGATTAGGAACAATAGACCTTGTTCCGTTGACATACTACACCTTTAAAAACGCATCAGTAAAGGTTGATAGTCAAGAAATAAAGGTTAAAGAATTTACTTTAACAATATCTAATAATGTTGAATTGATATACTATCCTGGAAGCAATGATGTTGGGCAAATAATAGTTAAAGGATTATCAGTTGAAGGAAGTTTCAGTTTAATCTTTGAAAATAAAAATCAATTAGATGCTTTTGATAGTTTGACAAAAAAATCAATGGAGGTTTCTTTTTCAGGAAGCGATGGAAAAAGTATTAAAATAACAATTCCTCAATTTAGAGTAAATAATTGGACAGAGGGAACAGGATTAGACGATATATCAGACGAGACAATAGATTTTGTAGCAGAATACAACGAAGACAAAGGAAAGACAATTGGAGTAGAAGTGGTAAATAAAATAGAAACTTATTATAACGAAGAAGAATCATAAAAATTATGGAAATCATAACACCATTTCAAAAACATAAAGTAGAATTAAAGGATTTTATTACAGGAAGAGAGGCAAACGAAATACAAAAGCCAGTTTTAGATTTAAAGATGAATATAAATGCTTCAAAAGGAAGTGAAGGAGAATTTAGCATTGGAGATATATCAGAGAAAATGACTGATAATATGATTAAAATAATAGTTGTGTCAATTGATGGAGATAAAAAGGATATTGTTAATAGGTTGAAGGATATGAGAAATGAAGATTATAAATTTGTTCTAAGGGAAGTAGAGAAAGTATATAATGGGGAAAATTTTACAAATCCCGAGTTGAAGCAAGAAGATGGTACAGGCTCGGGAAATTAACACCAGAGATGCAGATAGTTAGTATATGCCAAGAGATGCATTGGACCTATAACGATTATATGGAACAACCAACTTGGTTTTTAGATATGTTGAAGGATAAGTTTGAGATAGATAGCGAAAATATTAAAAAAATAATGAAAAAAAATGGCTGACTATAAATTGTCATTTGTAATAGATGCTGAGAATAAGGCTCAAAAAACAATTAATGAAGTTAAGAGCCAACTTGATGGAATTCAAAAAACAGCAAAGGATTTTGAACCTGCTTTTAAAAAGATGGCGGTTGTTGGAACAGCCGCTTTTGCGTCTATTACTGCCGTTGTTGTCTCTACTACAAAAGAGTTTGCTGATAGTGAAAAACAATTAAAAATAGTTGATACAATAATTGAAGGATTATCAACTACTACTCTAAATAATTTTTCAGGAGGATTACTATCAACACAAGAAGCAATTGAACAATTAAAACAAAAAACAAGAGAGTTTGGAAGCGAATTACAAGCAATGGGGGGGATATCAGATGAAACGGCTTCTGTTGGACTAGCAAAGTTAATACAAATTACTGGTGATTTTACTGAAGCACAAAAAGCGGCTATGTTAGCGGCTGATTTATCTATTTACAGGCAAATTGATTATTCTTCTGCTGTTGACATTGTTGGAAAAGTATTATCTGGTAATTTAGGAATATTATCAAGATATGGAATTCAATTGAAAGAAAACGCAACGGTAGAAGAAGCAATGATAGAACTAACAAGAAGAGCAGGAGGACAATACCAAGCATACGGAAATACACTTGAAGGACAAATTACTATTTTAAAGGCCAGTATATCTGATTTAAAAGAAGCAATTGGGGGAGTGTTTGCTGATATTGAGAAATCAATTGTTTCAGCACTTATTCCTTTTATACAAAATCTTACAAAATGGATTGATGAGAATAAAGAATTAGTTAAATGGATAACAATTATTGCTGGGGCTTTATCAGGTATTATTGCTGTAATAGGAACATTGGGATTAACATTTATTGCTATAACTAAAACAATAAAAGAATTAGAGATTGCTTTTATCGCTTTAAAAGGAATTGGACTTGCGACTATTGGGTGGATAGGGTTATTAGTTGCTGCAGTTGCTGGCTCTATATATATGCTTGTGAAATATAGAGACGAGATAATGGTAAATATTCTATATTTTAAGAATTGGATAAATTCAATTGAAGAAGCAATTGGAAAATTTTTAAGATTAGAAAGTGTTGTTAATAGAGCAAAACAGAAAACTGCTGAAAACAATGTTGTAATAGAAGAATATAAAAATAAAATAGAGGCTGGGAAAAACAAAACAGATGAATTTAGCGGTTCTCAAATTGATTTATCTGGTGCTATAAGCAATACAACTGATAACATAACGAAAATGGGAGCAGAAACAGAAAGAGTGATGGGAATAAGCAAGGATAAATTTAATGAAGTTATAAATACAATTAAGGAATTACAAGACAAAACAAATTCGCTCTTTGAAGATTTAGAAAAAATAGATAAAGATTACAAAAAACAATCATTTGATGAAGAATTAAGTTATAGGTCAAGTATTGCTGAATTAGTAGCAAAAACAGAGTTAGAAAAAGAAGAGTTAATTAAAAAGAAAGAAGATAAAATAAAAGAATTGGAAATAGAAAGAGAAAGGCTTGTCCGTGAACGACAAAGTAAAATAAGAAATGAAGCAAGCGCAAAAGAGATAGATAGAGTGGAGAGAGATATAGAAGATATAGATTTTATGATGGAGCAAAAAAATAATAAAGAGATAATAGATTTAGTAAAGCAAATAGAAGAAAAGAATGCTATTTTGAAAACCTATAAGGATATGGAAATAAATGTTGAGAGTTCGATACAGGAATACAAAGATTATATGAGAATGAATGAATTACAGAAATTGGAATACGATTATCAAAGAAAATCGATGATGAGACAAGTAGAAATGCTGACAGAGAAAGCAAATAAACTTCAAGAAATAATAGATGCTAAACAGCAATACGAGGCTTTAATGGTAATTTTCGGACAAGAACAGCAAGGATTTATTTTAAAAGAAATTGAGAAAACAAAATCATTTAAAGAAAACTTAGAAACACAATATAAAATATTAGGGAATTGGAAAGATGCTGTTGTTCAAGTTTATTCTGATATGGTTAAAGAGGCAAATGCTGAGATGGCAAAATTAAATGTCCCAGTAGGAGGAAAATCAGTAAGCGAAAAAGTTGAAAAAGAAAGTCAAAAATCAGTTTCGGCCTATAAAGCATTGGGATTAAAAAATCCAATAGAAAAAATAATTGGATACCAAGAGGGGACAAATTATGTTCCTCGAACAGGATTATATATGCTTCATCAAGGGGAAGCAGTTATACCAACGAAAAACAATTCTGGTATAGGAGGCATAGTTGTTAATGTTAATGGTGGTTATTATTTATCAGAAAAAGCGGCTGAAGAGATGGGAAATTTGATAGTTAAAAAGTTAAAAGAAAATATAAAATTATAATGAATATTAGTTTAAAAATTAACGGAGTTGAAAGAAGAGATATCGTAATATTAGATAGTATATCAAAGACAGATAACTTAAACAGCAGAAAAGATGATTTTTCTTTTGAAATTTTAAAAGGTGATTTTGTTCCAGAAGAAAACGATGAAGTTGAGTTTTTTATAGACGGAGTAAAGGAATTTGGTGGGATTATTATAAATATAGACCTTGAAAAAGAATTTAATGACGCTATTTTAAAAATAAATTGCGTTGATTATAGTTATAATTTAGATAGGCATTTAGTATTGGAAAAATATTATGACAAATCGGTAAATTATATTATTGGTGATATTGTTTCAAAATATGCTACTGAATTCACGACAAATAATGTAAATTGCGATAAGAATGTCCCAAGCATTTCATTTAATAGATTAGAGGTTTCAAATTGTTTTGACCTTTTAGCAGATTTATATAATTATAGTTGGTTTGTCGATTATGACAAAGACATTCATTTTTTTTCAAAAGAAGAAAATGTTGCTCCGTATAATATCACTGATGATTTTGGATACATCGAAGGAAGTTTAAAAATTAGTAAAGATTTATCGCAAATAAGGAACTCAATTACTATTAGAGGAGGAGAAGAAATAACAAATACAAAGCAAGAAATATATACTGGAACATCTGGACAAAAGCAGTTTCCTTTAATTTATAAATTTTCTTCACTTCCTTCTGTTTTGGTAAATGGAGTAGCAAAAAGCGTTGGGGTGGATAATTTAGATAAAGAAGAAGATTATGATTGCTTTTGGAACTTTAATCAAAAATATATTAGATTTAAGGAAGATATGAATGAAAAAACGATTGTCGTTTCTGGAACTCCACTTGTCCCGATTATTGTTCAAAAAATAGATTATCAATCAGCAGCAAAATACGGAATATACGAGCATTTTAAAGAAGACAAAAACATAACATCGAGAGCAGCAGCAATAGAGTACGCAAAAGCACAATTAGAAGCGTATTCTGGACCAATAATAGAAGGTTCTTTTGACACTAATCTTATGGGATTTAGGAGCGGACAAAAGATAAACATAAACTCTGATGTATTAGAAGTAAATGAAGATTTTATAATTGAAAGCGTTGATTTTTCTTTTATAGGAAAAGACAAAGGAGTTTGGAAAATAAAGTTTGCCACTTTAAAGACAATTGGAATTTTGACACTTTTACAAAATATGATAAAATTAAGCAAAGAACCGAAATATGATGTTGAAAAACTTTTATCACTTATTGGATTTTCTGATAGTTTAGATATAACAGATTCATTATCAATTATATTCCCGACATCTCCTCCGTATTATTGGGGAGACTGTGAAACAAACGAAGGAACTTGGGATTTTTCAACTTGGGATTAAAATTATGATAAAAATAAAAGACAAAAAAACAATTAAAGGAAGATATAAGATTACTAAAATTGAGAATGAAAAAATAATTGAAGAAACTGATTGGATTAACAATCTAATTGTATGTAGTGATGGATATGGATTAAATTTAATTATAAAAAATTTATTAGGTGTTGATGGTTATAATTTAAAAATAACACAAGCAAGAATGGGAACTGACGGAACTGCTCCATCTGATAATGATAATGATTTAAAATCTCCTGCTGGAAATTATGTAGAAATAGCGATAGGAGAAGAGGTAATTCCTTCAAAAATTTCCTTATCATTCTTTTTTACTGATGCTGATTTGCCTGATGGAACATACAAGGAGTTAGGGTTATTTTGTGGTAATAGGTTGTTTGCCAGAAGCGTTATATCTCCTTCTTATAATAAATCAATCAATCAAGACACGAGGATTGATTATGAAATAGAAATTAACAATTAAAAATTATGAATTCAAGCAATGTTAATCCTGGGGACCAAATTAAAGCAAGCCAATATAACGATTTAAGGGCTGATGCTATAAATATAAATTACAGAGATTTTGTCTTTGGGGAGAATATAAACGCTGGTGATGTTTTATATCTAAATAAAAGTGATGGGAAGGTTTATAAGGCATCGGCAACGAGCAGAGAACAATTGATTGGAGTAGCAGATGAGAGTGGAACAACTGGGCAAACGAAAAAAGTAAAATTAAATGGTTTTGTAGATAAAAACTTTGTCTTTGAAGAGACAATAGGAGAAACAATTGATTATAATAGGTCTGGAACTTCTGCTGGAACTTATCAATTGGTAAAAGATGGAATTTATAGAATTGTTTTTAGAACTGGTGATTTTGTCGGAAATATGACAAAAATAAGATTATTTTTATCTAAAGGAAATGATTCGAGTTTTGCTCTAAATATAAATATTTATAAAATCAATGAAAAACTTGAAATAATTGGAAGTTCATTAGGAGGAACAACAATAACAAATCCAGATGTTGGGTCAACAGAAACAGAGGTTATAAAACCATTAAATATCAATAATTTAGAACCTAGAACTTATTATATGATACACATGGAAATATTAGGTTCTTCATCTTCTAAACTTTATATACATTATATTAATGATACTAGCGCCCCAAGAGAAATTATTGATGGTATTTTATCTCTCACTAAATTTTTCAAAATTTCTACTTATTACACAAAAAAAGTTTATGGAAAAATAGGAGATAATGTTTATTTACAAGACACAGCAGGGCAGGTTGGATTACAAGAAGGAACTAATTCAATTAAGGTAGGAAAAGTAATATCTTCTTCTTGTTATATGATAGATTTTAAATATGATGATAATTTTATATCTAATATAGATTTTGGTTTTTACGATTTTTCTAAAAAAATTGTTAAAAGTTTTATTTTTGTAATACCAAGAAATACAAAAAAAGTAATATTTAATATGTATAGAGAAAATATACCACCGGAGAAAGAACGTATACATTCTATGTCCATTGGAACTTTTATTTTGGATAAAACTGGATTAAATATAGTAAAATATACTGGATATGATTTTCATGATAATTCGCCATCTGAATACTATTCAAATATATTAACTTTATCATTTTTAGGAAAAACTGAATTAAAAGTACAAATTAGTGGTAATTTGAGTTGTACTGCTTATTGTTTATCATTTTTCTCATAAATTATGTTCAATAAATACAGGAAAAAAATTATAATCTTTTATAATAATAAAAAAAATGGAAAAAAGCACAAGCGAAATTCAAAGAAGTTTGGGAAGAATTGAAGGAAAGTTAGAATCACTGATTGTTGAAGTAAAGGAAAATAATACAAAGACGCAAAAGCAGATTGAATTGTTAAACGAAAAGATAAATACACTTGAAAGTTTTAGAGATGACCTTAAAGGAAGGCTTGCTATTATAGTTATAATAGCAAGCATTATAGGGTGGATAATACCTAATATCATTGATTTTTTAAAATAAATATAGAATTTTGCTTGTTTTTTTATTTTAATATTGTAAAATTAAAGATATAGGTCGATTTTAGATATTATCAATTTAAAATGTTTAAAAATATGAAAAATATTTTAAAAAAATTAAAAATTGCCTTATATAGTAGGACCACTTGGACAATTATTGTTTTGTTTATAATAAATGGAATTTATGGTGTTAGAGATTTAATTCCTGCTTCTGCTATTCCTGTAATAGATGGTATATTGGGAATTCTTGCTATATATTTTAGGGTAAGTCCCAAGGCAGAAAAAAGAGTTTAAAATGCCTAAAAAATTGATTTTACTACTTCTTATATTGATAGGAATTTTTATAGTTTTAAATAGAGAGGAAAAATATAACGAAGTAGATTTATATAAAGACGAAAGAGAATATAAAAACGAGAGAATAGTTAATTGGATAAATGAGTTAGAGAAATATGAATGTAGGAATTGTCCAGTAGGTTTTGTTAGATTAGATAAAAATAATAAATATTCTTATTCTTGCTTGCAGTTTCAAGAAGAAACATTTATGAGAAATTTAAAGAAATTTTATCCTGAAACCTATAACAGCATAGAAGGAGAAGAATGGAAGAATTTAATTTATGATTGTGATTTTCAAAAAGAATTGGCTTATAAAATGATAGAGAATGATAGAAAAGCAATATATAATTGGAGGACAAGTATTAGAAGAGGATTAGGGACTAAATTGGACTAAATTGGACTATTTTGAACTAAAAAGAACAGCGGAGTTATAACCGAATAGGTTTAAGTTCCGTTGTTTTTTTATTATAATATAATAATATGGATTTATTTATAGAACTAATTAAAAAAAATAAAATGCCTATTCCTATAAAGGAATATAAATTTTGTCATAATAGAAGATGGCGTTTTGATTATGCTTTTGTAGAGCAAAAAATTGCTATTGAACAAGAAGGTGGTGTTTGGATTAACGGAAGGCATAATAGAGGCAAAGGATTTTTAAATGATTTAGAAAAATATAACACTGCTACTATTATGGGGTGGAGAGTGTTAAGATATCCTCCTGATTTATTATATACGCAGGCAATTGAAGATTTAAAGAAATTATTGACCTGTGCATAACTTTACTTGACAAATAGTTTACAAAAAATATAATTGAATTAGAAGTGAATAACTTCTGAAAGGTCGGCAAATAAATTATAAATTAAACAAATAAAAAAATGGAAACATACTTATTATATAACGGAAAAGTAAAATTAAATTTTGACCCTATAAAGCACATTTACTATATGGAAAATGAAATTATATATGGGACAACAAATATAGTTGGTATAATTGAAAAGAAAGGATTAATATTTTGGGCAGTTAATCAGTGTATACAAAATTTAAAGAATATATGGAAAGCAGGAAAATCTTATGATGAGATTGAGATAAATAATATACTTCAATCATCAAAAGATATTCATAAAGAAAAAACAGACCAAGCGGCGATGATAGGAGAATATGTTCATAGTTGGATTGAAAAATATATTAAAGCAAAGATTAATAACACAGAATTACCAAAATTACCTGTAAATGAGAAGATTATAAATTCAGTAAAAGCATTTTTAAAATGGGAAAGTGAAAATAAAGTTGAGTGGATTGATAGTGAAAAGAAAATACTTTCTTTAAAATATAAATATGCGGGGACATTAGATGCAGAAGCAATTGTTAATGGTGAGTTGTCAATAATTGATTTTAAAACCTCTAATGGAATTTGGGATGAGTATTTATTACAAGTTTCAGCATATCTAAAAGCAAGAGAAGAAGAAACAAAACAGGATTATAAAAATGTTTATATCATTAGAATTGGAAAAGATGGAGAACTTGAAACAAAAAAAGTAAATGATAAAGAATTAAAAGATTGTTTTAAGGCATTTCTTGGATGTTTAGAAGTATATAAATGGAAAATGAAAAGAAAAGGAGAGGAAATAAATAAATTAAAAACTAATAAATAATAAAATATTATGACAGACGAAATAAAATTTGATAATACAGATGATATTTATTATAGGCAGGATTATGAAATATTTGCTCCATTTAAAAGCAATGATAGAATTTTTAATCATAATGACTTTTCTATTGAAACTTGGAGGGAAAATGGAAAAAAGATTGTTTTGATTAAAAATAAAAAAAAAGAGATTACTAAATAAATTATAAACTAAACAAAAAATATGAAAACAAAAATTAAAATAGAGAAAATATTTAAAAATAAAGTTAAAACAAAGTTAGGAGAAAAAGATAAATTTGTTTTAATAAGTGATAATATTGGATATTCCGGATGGGGTGAATGTCCGTATAAAGAAGGAGAAGAGGTTGAAATAGAATATGATGAGAATAGCAAATACGAAGGAAAAAACAATATTTATTATGACATTGTCTATAAAAAAAAGGAAACTGAAGAGTTATATTATTTAAAAACTATTTTAGACGAGATAAGAGATTTAAAAAGGATTATTGAAGAAGAAAATCAAAATGACACTTTATTTAATGATTAAAGTTGTTTGTCCCCTTTTAATTTAATCTATTTACCGCCTAATTTAATTTTATAGAGGTTTAAAACAGATTAAGGTATATTTTCCTGTCTGATGATTATAACCTCTTAAAAAGGCAAATAAAAGGGTGGTAAAAAAATAGATTATAAACTAAATAATAATATTATGGACTTAAATAAAGAAAATTGGGGTTGGTCTATTCCTGATAGTTTATTAGAAAGAATGGATTTAGATATGTATGAGAAGGTTTTAATAGCAATTATGGGAAGATTAGGAGCATTAGAAAGACCTATATTCCCAAGACAAAAATGGCTTGCTAAAAAATTAGGGATTACAGAAAGGGCGGTTAGAAATATATTAGAAAGATTAAAAAAGAAAGGAATTGTAAAATATGAAGGAAAGAGTTGGAAGATAGCAAAATACTCTTTAACAGAAGCATCTTTTAATTCATCACAGGAACATCGTTCCTCTGACTCACAGGAACATCGTTCCGGTGACTCACAGGAACATCGTTCCGGTGACAATAAAGATATACAAAGTAAAGATATACAAAGTATAGATATTATTAAAGAAAAAGAAAATAAAGAAAAAGAAAATAACTTTTCAGATAAAGATAGAAAAGAGTTAATATATTTATTTAAAGATGTAAATCCTAATTATAAAATATTATTTAGCAGGAAAAATCAATCTGACGCATTAGAAAGATTAATAAAAACACACGGAAGGAAAAAAATAGAATTTATTATTAAAATATTAGCAAAGACAAACAAAATGAAATATGCTCCCATAATAACAACCCCTATAAGTTTAGAAAATAAACTTGGAGATTTAATAGCATTTTTACAAAAAGAGAAAAATAAAGTAGATGAAAATAAAATTATAAAAATATGACAAAAGAAATAGTAAAAGAACAAAAAGTTATTATTTTAAAAAGTGGAGTTTATTTATATATAGATAAAGAAAGGGCTGATAAAATTATAAATTTAATTGAGAAAAGAAGATTTATAAATATAGATGGAAATTTAATAAACACATCTGATATTTCTGGAATATTTAATATTAAAGAGATTGAAGAAAATATAAGAAGGAAAAATGGACAATGGAAAGATAAAAATGGAATTTGGAGAAATAAAGGAGATACTATTTGTCCTATATGTGGAAATGTAGTTCCGAAAGGAATGTATTGTGGAAATTGTTATGGCTATTGACAAAATATTTACAGGATATATAATTAAATAATAACAAATTATAAACTAAAAAATAAATAATATGAAACTAAAAAGAACAAAGAAAAAACAAAGAGATTTTAAAAAAAAAGAAGCAATTATTTTATATAAAAAGGGATTTACTACAAGAGAGATAGGAAAATTACTTGGATATTCACACACTTGGGTTTATAAAATTATAAAGGAAAATAATAAATTAAAAAACTAAATAAATAAAAAATATGACAAACTTAATAAACTATTTAATAAAAATAAGAGAAAATTTAGAAAGAAATTGCCTTTATGAAGATGAGATAATAACAGAAGAGGAGGATAAAGAAGTTGAAAAAAACAAAGATAAAATACCTTTAATTTATGATTTTGATTATGAGAGATTTAAAAATATAACCGGATATTTACCTAATAAGTTAGATATACCTACTATTATAAGGAAAAGAGATAGTGAAAATGAAGATAAAGGGCTTTTAAAGAGTATTTTTGAAGGGGTTGAAAGATTAAAAAAAATAAATACAGGCAATATTTTATTAGATAAAGATGATATTAATAATTTATTATCAATATAAAAACTAATGATTAAGATAAAAATTACAAAACCACTATATGAGACAAGTGATTATTACGCAGTTGGAATTTATGATAGGAGAATAAAAGACGCTATAAGATTAGGAAGTTTAATAGAAATAGAAACGCAAGGAAAAAGAAAAGTATTTTCACCTAAATTTATTAAAGATAAGTGCCAGCAAATAGAGAAAGTTTATCTTTTACCAGAAAAGCCAATGAAAGAGTATATAGTTTATATTCCTAAAAAAGAAGAAAATAGTAAAGAAGATGAGATAGAAGATTTAGCAAAAAAGGGAATATTTGGATAATTAAAAATAAGATAAATGTCGGCAAAATAATAATTAAAAAATAATAAATAAAAACTATGGAAAAAAACAAAATAAATTATAATGACTTATCTTATGATGAAAAACTTGCTTGTATTTCTTTATTCCCGGAGGAAGCAAAGAGAGATAAAGATGAAGATATTAGGTTAGAAGCATACAGAGCATTGGGATTTACTGATGAAGCAAAGAGAGATGAAGATGAAGATATTAGGTTAGAAGCATACAGAGCATTGGGATTTACTGATGAAGCAAAGAGAGATGAATATTATCTTATTAGGTTAGAAGCATACAGAGCGCTTGGATATACTGATGAAGCAAAGAGAGATGAATATTATCTTATTAGGTTAGAAGCATACAGAGCATGGGATTTACAGAGGAAGCAAAGAAAGATGAAAATGAAGATATTAGAGAAGAAGCAGAGATGTATTTTAAGATAAAAGATAAACTAAATTATTAAAAATTAAAATAAAAACTATTATTATAAATCCTTATTATTTATTAAAAAATAAAAAAATAAAAAAATGAAGCTTCTTTTTTTAAAACATAAAACAATTAAGCCGTATGAGAATGAATTGAATGAAGAATATAGATATTTTAGAAAATGGCTTGAAAAATTGGGAATTCTTTATGTTATAGATTATAAAGATTTTGATGATGAATTGGAATATCAGGAATATAATAACAATAATAGCAACATAAACTCTTTATATGCTTTATCACAAAATTTTATGAAAAAGATGAGTGGGAAATACGAAACTCCTGGTGAATATCACATTATATATTTTTTACACGCTCCCACTCACTCTGAATCTAATAAAGCATTTACAACTCATTACTGGAATGATTTTAATGGAAGCGTTTGCGTTGATATGCCTATAAGCGAAGAATTTGCTAAAAGGCCTGATAATTGGGTTTGGAGGGCTTTTGCTCACGAAACAATACACGCATTTTTTGGAATTTTAAGAAATGCCTGGAAAATAAATATTACTGATTATCTGGACCAGGCTTGTATGGAGTATAAAAAATCAAATCCGAAAGCAACAGAAGAGGAAATGACATTGATATGCGAGAATGTTTATCATAACTCAATTGAACCTTATAAAGACAAGTTATTTGCTGATTTGCCGATAAAAGGAATAGCAACAACAATGATAGCGATAATTGGAATTTTAAACAGCATTGTAGAGATTTTAAAAAAGAAATTAGAGGCTTCTAAAATACAAAATAGAGAAGATGTAATAAATAGATTAGCAAAAACGATAGCAAAACAAGAAGGATTTTATGTTAAAGGAAGTTTAGCGAAGAGAAATAATAATCCTGGAAATTTAGTTTATGTCGGGCAGAAAAATGCGGTATTAGGGGAAAAAGGATTTGCTAAATTTATGACAGAAGAAGATGGGTGGAATGCTTTATATTCTCAATTAAATTATATTTGGGACGGAAAGAGCAAGTATTACACAACAGATATGAATATTAGTGAACTTGTTGATGTTTGGGCTTCAACATCTCCTTTAAACGAAAGGAAAGCGTATGCTAACGCAATAGCGAATGAATTTAACACAAGCATAAATACTAAATTAAAAGATTTATAAATAAAAATAAAACTATGAAAAAAGAATTAAAAATTAAAAAGGAAGATTTAACAAAAGGAATGATTTTAGAAATATTTAATATGGAGATTGAAAATTTAAAAGCGTTAAGAGATTTAGTTGTAAGGCTAATAAACGATAGAAAATTTTTAGAGGATATTTTAAAAGATTATAAAGAAAAATAATAATATGAAAAAGAAAAAAAACATTTTAAAAAATACAAACAACACAATGGAGGTAATAGAAATTAAAAAAGAAAATATTATTAGTTGTAATAAAAATGTTATTTCTTTAAAAGATATTGTTGAAAAATATGATGTAGATTCAGTAGATTTAATAATATCTATTGAAAATGGAAATGGGAAAATAATATTTACTAAAACTTTTCATTTTGAGTTTTAAATGATTAAAAAATAAATTATTTAAAACTATAAATTAACATAAAACTATGGACGAAAATTTTAATAAAGATGAATTTATTAAAAAATATAATAAAAAAATAATAGAAAATCTTTTTAATTCAAAAGCGGGAGAAGAAATTAAAAACAGATGGAAGGAAGAATATAAAGACAAAATAAACGAAATACTATCAGAGAAAATAACTCCATCGGAAAAAATTAAAAAGATAAATGAATTATTTAAATGAAAAAAGAATTTATTAAAGTTGGTGTAAATAATTATGTAAGATGTCCAAAGTGTAAGAGAGTAAGGAATATAGATGATGCGCCAGAATGTCCTGTTTGTAAATATAGGAACGAAAGAAAAAAATATAGATTGATATTCTCAAAATATGACAAATAAAACTAATTATGATATAATAAAATAATAGGAAAATAAAGGATAAATGAGATATTCAGAAGAAAGACAACAAGAACACATAAGAAGAATTAGAAGAGTGTTGGTGATGAAACCTAACGCAAGTATTTTAGATATACAAAAAGAGTTAGAAAAAAGCAAAGTTCCTATTCATTTAAACAAAGATTATATAAATAGATTATTAAGAAAAATAAGAAAAGAAAGAATAAAAAGAATGGATTATTATACGATAAATAAAGTATTAGCGGAATTTCAGGACGAAATAGAAGAATTAAAAAGAAGATTATGGATTATTATAAAAGATAAAGACTCATCTAAAAAAGATAAAATATTGGCTATAAAAGAATTAAGAACAAGTAGTAATGATTTATTTGATAAAATGTTTGATGCTGGAATATTTGAAAGAAAATTAGGACAATTAGAAATAGAAAACTCTCTTTCAGAAGAAGAAAGAGATTTGATTAAAAAAGTTTTAGATATAGAATATAATAAAAATGATGACAATAAAGACAATAAAGAAGAAAACAATGAATTGAAAGAAAATAAAGATGGAACAAATAATAAATGACATAGAAAATAAAATAAGCAACAACCAAGAATTTAGAAGGGCGTTAGCAAGAAGCAATTTATTGTGGTTTTCAAGAATTTATTTTGGCAATTATTTTTTTTACAAAACCGCTGATTTTCAAAAAGAAATTTATAAAGAATTAGAAGACGATAATAATAAATTTCTTGAAATAATATCTTTTAGAGGAAGCGGAAAGACAACAATTTCAATGTTATTTTATCCTATATGGGCAATGATTACAGGAAAAGCCCATTTTATTGTTTTAATATCAGATACATTTTCGCAAATAAAAGAACACATTTACAACATAAAAACAGAATTGGAAAACAATTCTTTATTAAAAAAAGATTTTGGACCTTTTAATATTTTAGAAAACGCAAAATCAGAAGAATGGCAAAAAACATCTATTATTATTCCTACATACGACACAAAAATAGTTGGAAAATCAACAGGACAAAAAGTTAGGGGGATAAGATATAAGCAATGGAGACCAGATTTAGTTATAATTGATGATATTGAAGATGTAGAGATGATAAGAACAAAAGAGCAAAGAGACAAAACTCATAGATGGTTGGTGGGAAATGTTATGCCAGCAGGAGAGGCTAAAAAAACAAAATTTATTCTTATAGGAAACTTACTTCATTCAGACGGAGTAATGTCAAGAATTGAAAAAGAGATTAAAGATAAAATAAGAGATGGAAAAGTTTTGAAAATACCATTGATAAATGATAGAAATGAAATCGCTTGGCCAGACAAGTTTCCTAATGAGGAAGTAATAGAAGAAGAAAAAAGAAAAATCGGATATAACGATTCGATAGGAATGAGGTCGTGGCAAAGAGAATATTTATTAAGAATTGTGCCAGAAGAAGGACAAGTGATAAAAGATGATTGGATTAAATATTATGATGAGTTGCCAAAAGATGAAAATATAATATCAAAAGGGACAGGAGTTGATTTAGCGATATCTAAAAAATCTACTGCTGATTATACCGCAATGGTTAGCGGAGTGATGGCAGTTGTTAATAACAAACCAACGATATATGTAATGCCTAATCCAGTGAACGAAAGATTAAGCGGTTTTGAAACAACGAATAAAGCATCTATTGTAAGCAATATATTAGGAAATGGAACTAATACTCCTTTGTGGGTTGAAGATGTCGCTTATCAAGCAATGCAGATTGAAGCAATGCAGAAGGCAGGATTACCAGCAATAGGAGTTAAAGTTAGTTCTGATAAAAGAGCAAGATTAATGACAATATCTTCTTACATAGAAAACGGAATGGTATTGTTTCCTAAAAAAGGCTGTGAGGATTTATTGATACAACTTTTAAACTTTGGAATTGAAGAACACGATGATTTAGTTGACGCTTTTGTATTTTTAGTTTATGGATTAATGACGCAATATTCACAATCGCCAACTATTACCTGGTTTTAATTTGACAATGAAATAAAATAATAATATAATTTAATAAATTAAAATATTTTTTATGAGCATTTTTTCTAATTTTAAAAAAATATTTTTACCAAATAAAACAAAAACATTTTTAGATGATTTAGACGATGATTTTGATTATCCATCAAGAAGAAGTTTTTTTTCAGATTATAACAAAACAAAATTTTTATACTCTTACTCAAAATCAGTTTATGTTTATGCTTGCGTTTCAAGAATAGCGGAAAGCGTTTCAGCAATTGATTTTAAACTTTTTAAAATCTTAAACAATAGAGGTGAGGTTGAAGAGATATTATCGCATCCTATTTTAGATTTGTTATATCGTGTAAATCCTTTTTACACAAAAGAGGAATTTATTCAAACAGATGTTATAAACAGAAAATTGTCAGGTGATAGTTTTATTTTAAAAGTAAGAAATAATAAAAATGTAGTTGTGGAGTTATGGAATATAAGGCCTGATTTAATTACAATTGTAGAAGACGAGGAAAACTTTATTAAATATTATGAGATAGTTCAAGATGGAAAAACAAAAAGAATTGACAAAAACGATATCATTCACATAAAGTATCCATCGCCATTAAGTTATTACTTAGGAATGTCGCCAGTGTTGCCAGCAGAAGAAAGAATTGAAATTGAAGAATTTGCTAATAATTATCAGAGAAACTTTTTCATAAATAACGCAAGGCCAGATGGAATAATAGAAGTTCCCACTTATTTAAATCCTATTCAAGTTAAGGAATTGATAATGGGGTGGGAAAAAAGACATAAAGGAGATGGAAAAAGCAGTAGGTTAGGAGTATTAACTAACGGAGCGAAATATAATCAAATATCGTTGAGTCAAAAAGAGATGGACTATATTGAATCGATGAAATTTACAAGAGATGACATTCTTGTAGCATTTAAGGTGCCAAAGCCTATTGTAGCGATATTAGATGATGTTAATAGGGCAAATAGTTTAACGGCACAACAGATATTTATAAGAGAAACAATTATTCCTGAAATGAGATTATTAGTTAATAAATTAAATGAAGAGTTGATTATTCCTGAATTCGGTGAAGAGTATTATTTAGATTTTGTTGACCCAACGCCAGAGGATAGAGAATTAAAATTACAAGAATTACAAGCAGGAATTGATAAATGGATTACGATAAACGAAGCAAGAAAAATGTTTAACTTGCCTGCTATAACAGGAGGAGATGTTTTGTTTAGGCCTTTAACTGATAATATTATAGAAGCAGAAGTTGAAAAAACAAAACTATATAATATTAAATCGTTGCACGGAAGAAGGGCTTTAAAAATTAAGAACGAATTAAAAGAAAAAATATATAATGATAATATAATTAAAAAGAATTTTAGCAGGTCATTGTTTAAAGACACTGAAAAAAGAAAACAATATTCTGAGTATGTTATAAGAGACATAGAAAATAAAAAAAATAGAATGAGGCAATTAGTGGTAAGATTAGCAAATCAGGAAAGAGATGAAGTAATTAAAAATTTTGTTAAGGAAAGGCCAAAAACAAAAAGAGAAATTAAAAAATTATTGAACAAAGAAGAAGAGGAAAATAAATTTATTGAAAATATATTCCCTTTATATGTTTCAATTTTTCAAGAGGCAGGAGATAAAGCGATGAAATTATTGAGAATTGACAAGCCATTTGACATTCATAAAAGTTATAAAAAAATAAACACAGGAAAAGAAATAAATAGAATGCTAAAAGAAAGAGCAAAATTGTTTGCCCATTCAGTTATAGGAACAACGCTTGATAAATTAGCCGATAGTTTATCAGTAGGAATAGAGGAAGGAAAATCAATTCCTGAATTAAAAGAAATAATAAAAGATGTTTACAGAGAATTTAGCGATTATAGATCAGAGACAATAGCAAGAACAGAAACAAACGCAGTTGTAAACGAAGCACACATTGAAGCGTATAGGCAAAGCAAGGTTGTAGAAGGTAAAGAATGGGTTGCTACTTTAGATGATAGAGTAAGGCCAGAGCATTTAGCAATTGATGGTGAAATTGTAGAATTAGATAAGCCGTTTTCAAATAATTTAATGTATCCTTGCGAGCCAAATTGTCGTTGTACGATTGCTCCCGTAGTGATAAATTTATCAAATAAAATTTAATGGATTTAGTTTATTTAACAAAAAGAGAAATTTTAAATGACAATATTGAGTTAAGATATTCTTTAAGAAGTGCTGAAAAAAATTTAAAGTTTGATAATGTTTTTCTTATAGGATATAAACCAGATTTTATTAAAAATGTTAATTTTATAAAATACAACGATATTAAAAATAACAAATACAATAATGTTTATGAAAAGATGAAAATAATATTAGAGACAAAAGAGATATCAGATAATTTTATTTTGTCAAACGATGATTTTTTTATCTTAAAAGAATATAACGAAATACCTTATTACTATAAAGGAACACTAGAATATTATTATATGAATTACCAGTATAAAGAAAGTTATTATTATAAAGAAGGAATAAAAAAATTATATGAAGAATTTAAAAACGGATTATTTTTCGGTGTTCATTTCCCAATAGTTTATAATAAAGAAAAATTAAAATTTATTATAGACAAATATAAAAGTAATACAATGTTAAGAAGTTATTATTGTAATTATTTTATTAAAGAAATAAATCCAGTTTTTACCGATGATTTTAAAATATTAGATGTTAAAGAAATAGAAAAATATAATAATTGTCCATTTATTAGCACAACAAATCTTGTTGCGTCAACAACAGAATTTAAAAGTTTTATAAATAATAAATTTTGTAATCCATCAAAATATGAATTATAAAATTAAATAAAATAATATGAATTTTATTAAAAAAACATTTAGCGTTGAAGTAGAAAATATAGATGAAGAAAACGGAATAATAAGAGCAATCTTTTCATCAGGATTGCCTGATAGAGATGGTGAAATGATAGACCAAGAAACTTGGAATTTAGAGGAATACAAGAAAAATCCTGTTGTTTTATGGTCGCACGACCAGTTGAGCCCTCCTATCGGACAGATGATAGATATTTTTGTAAATGATGATAAAATGCTTGAAGGTAAAATAAAGTTTGCTATTAACGAATATGATTTTGCTAATACAATTTATAAATTATATGCTGGAAAGTTTATAAGAGCGTTTTCAATTGGTTTTAATTCAGAAGATTATGAAGAAGTAAATGGAGTTAGAGTTTTGAAAAACAATACTTTACTTGAAATATCGGCCGTAAATATACCGGCAGATGCGTTAGCGTTAGCCAAATCAAAAGGAATAAATACTTGTTGTTTAGAGAAAGCATACAAAAAATATAATAAAAAAAGCCCTGCTTGTAGGTTAGATGATGAAACAAAAAATGAGTGTGTAGCAAGGAAAATACCAGAGATATTAGACGAAAATCCTGATATGAAACAAGAA